ACCGTCGGCAGTTTCCACCAGCGGACGGCTTTCGCCGAACGCTTCGGTCGTCATCGCGCCGTCCGGCACACCGCGGCCCGCCATGTACGAGCGCACCGAGTCGGCACGACGCTGGGAGAGACCCACGTTGTACTGAGCCGAACCCGACCTGTCCGCGTGACCCGCGAGCACGACCTGCGCCTGGCCGGTCTGCTGGTAGGCAGCGGCGGCGTTGTCGAGGATCGCTGCAGCCTGCGGCGTGATGTCCGAACGGTCCCAATCGAAGAACACGATGAACGGACCCACCGGCTGCGGAGCCATCGGCGCCGGAGGCGGCGGCGGAGGCGGAGGCGGCGGAGGCGGCGGAGGCGGCGGAGGCGGCGGAGGCGGCGGCGGAGCAGCTCCGAAGTTGAAGACCACACCGCCGAGCAGGCTGTGCGTGCGCAGCCGCGTCTCGGTTTCTGCACCGTTGAACGCCACGAAGCGCAGGTTGTCCACGTTGAAGAAGCGGTACTTCACCTGCATGTCGATGTTGGGCGTGATCGCCTGGCGCACGCCGGCAATTGCCTGCCACGCGAAGCGGCTATCGCTATCGTCGAAGAAGGGCGCCCGGTTCTCGAAAACCCGCATGTTGTTGAACTTCACGCGAGCAATACCGGCACCGCCGCCGACGAAACCGCTAATGCCCTCGTCGTCGCCGAAGTCGAGCATTGCGTTCGCCATGAAGCTGAGAGCGCTGGTGCTGCCACCGACCCTAACGAACTGCGGAGGAACGCCCCCCTGTCCAGGCAGGCGAGTGGCGAAGCTCGGGTCGCGACCCGCTTCTTCAACACGTGCCTTCTTGTACGACACTTCGCCTTCGACGCGGAACGCACCGAAGTCCATCCCGACGAACACGTCGCCGTCGTAACCATACTCAGAATCGATGCTGAGCGCGTTCTGCGTGGTACCGATATCGAACTCGAGGTCCTCGACGATCATCGGCCCCAAATCGCCACCGATGTACCAGGCGCCATCACGCGCCAGTGCAGGCGTAGCGAGCACGGTGGACGACAGCGCCACAGCTATGGCGAGCTTCCGCATAAATCTTTCCCCTTTCTTATCCGATCCAACGGGACCGACTTTGAACCCAATACGGTAAGCGGAGTTTCCGTGCAAGCACGCTTATCCCCACATTGTTGCCGAAAAGCCTCATTCTATAGCTAACGAAGCCGAAGCCCCTTCGAGAACGGGCATGCAAACGACGCGCGTCCCCATTGGTTTCAGAAGAGGAACAAGAAAGGTCAGTCTATCAGTCCGTGTGTCTTTAAAGCCGCAGTGACCGCTGCGATCGCGGCGCGGGCTTCCTGGTCGATTGTCGTTCCGCCTGAAGGACTTGGCACCGCAGGCTGCCGAGGCCCCACCACCTGGACACCAGCGATCGTGAAACGCGCCGCCGGCAGCTCACCTCCGCTCCAGCTGCTTCCGCGCCAATGGAGCCAGAGACCGGAAGCCTTCTCCCAGACGAGCATGCCCGGCAGCGGCTCACAGAACCTCCAACCGCCCGACGTCCAGCAGGCAATCGAATTGGCTTGCCCGCTCCACGCTCCACCTGCCCCTGGCGCGACGATCCAGCACTGCCCCTCCTCAGGCTCCGCCGGCGGATCGACGGCGGGCCCGTCCTCCACGGCGGCGTGCAGGGCCGCATCGATTCGAGCCAGCGCTTCGTTATGGTAAAGTTCCTTTTGTGCTTGCCCCGGCACGATAAAGGGCAGCGCAAGCCGTGCTGAAGCTTCACTCATGGTTTCTCCTATCGATCAGCTTATGATCAATTTCGAGGCGCCGGAACGGCCGTATGTGCCCACCTGGCACAGCTCGGCAGCGACGAGTCCCACTACCCCATCTTCCGCCTGCTGAGCGGCCTGGTAGAGAAAGAATGGCGATGCGACTTCTACCACCCGAGGGCGGGTGCCCCCTGAAAGCGCCAGTCGATACACCTCCTGCTCCTCCCCAAGCGGCGCATCGCTGCCGCTGAGCCAGCTCCAGCCGGTCCGGCTACGCCGGGTCCAGCTGAAGGCGACGGCGCCGCCGGCTTGCCGGCGTGCCCTGAAATGAACCGGCGAGGGCGGCCTGAGGCCCGTGCCATGAATTGTCTGCGTGGCCAACACGCCCTCGTCGTCGTCTCCCACGCCTTGTGCGAGAAGCATTGCCTCAGCGCCTTCCAAGCCGCGGTCGAAGTCGATGGAGCTTAGCTTTTCCCGCTCCACCAGGAGAAAATGAGCGCCGGGCTGATGTTCGCTTTCAAGCCGCTCAGTCCCCCGGCGCCCGCGCAAAAGCCGCGACAGCTTGAATTTGCGCGCTCCGAGCGGCTCCACCACTCCAAACTGGATCAACTCATCGCCTACCACTGCTAGATTGGCTCCGGCGACCAATGCCGCGTCGCTTCGGCTTTCCAGCCCCACCGTTTCGCTCAGCAGCTCGACCTCGATCGAATGGCGCAGGTCAATCAGCGTGGAACTGGCCGGTGCGAGCGCGTTGGTGATACTGCCCATCGTAGCCGCGACCGTAATCGGCGCCTGCTCGCTCCAGGTAACCCCTCCGTCGGTACTTAGGAGAGCAGCCGCTCGCCGCCACCCAGCCTCCGAACCGGCTCCAGCCATGTAGAGCCGGGGCCGGTCAAGCGGCTCATCACCGATCGGGAGGTCGAACAGGAGGAGCCTGGTCGGCCCATGCGGCCGGTCCGGTTCCGCTACCGGCCGCCCTGGAGTGGCCGGAATTGACGCGGCACCGGGACTGGCGTGTACGTGCCGCGTGAGCTCCAGCGTCGTCACCATGTTGTGAAGCGTCCACCGCTCGACTTGCCAGGTACCGCCTTCTCCTTGAATTCGCACCTTTGCACCCGGCATCGTCGCGCACCTGCGCCACGGGAGGTGCACCTTGGCCGTCTCACGCCCGGCCCACAGCCGCGATAGCCGCTCTTCCGCGAAGGATTTCGCGCGATCCGCAGAAAAAGCCGCCGGCACATTCAGCCGATCTGCGCGGACGCCGGGGCGGCCGCGCGAGGCACGTTGCAGCCCCGTCTGATAATCTCGCTCCACCTCGTGATAGGCTATTGCAACCTCGGCAGGGATGACGTCGGCGGCTCGGCGCTGGATCTCGGTACGCCCACCCGCTTCACCTGCGCCCCTCGCATCCGTGTCGTCCCACTCGATTGTCCAAGGCGGCCCAGCTGGGATCCCAAGGCGAAGCCGCCCCTCCTCTTCGCGCAGCGAGAGGGACGCGAGATCGGTCAAATTTTCGAGCGCGCCGCGAATACTGTCTCCGCTGGCGGCAAAGCCGCCCAGCTCAGCTGTCGCGCCTGCAAGGATCTCCCCGTCGCTAACCTCCTCCGCGATGGTACCTATTTGAACGAGACCAGCATCCGCTTCCACTTCGAAGGTTAGCGAGGGAATCCGGTTGCCATATTCCGCCAGCTGAAAATCCTCGAAGACCGCATAAGAAAGGCCCCGATAGGCGGGCGCTCCCGATGTTCCTTCGACGGAAGCAATCAGTGGGTCGACGGACTGGTCTTCACCGCCCTGATAGATGCGGAAACGGGTGTGTGTCTTGAAGTCGCCTGCCGCTCCACGAAGCAGCTTTCCGTCCGCCCATATTCTTCGCACGCCGCGAATCCGCCGCGCCGACAGGGCCACGGCGAAGGACGCCGAGTAGCTATAAGATTCCGTTTTTGGCCGGCCCTTGCCGCCGGCGGTGCGGGTCTTGTCCTCCTTGATGTCCGTTGCCCAGATGACCGAACCGGCGACGCGTAGCGTTCCGAAGACCTTTGGAATTGCAGTCCCGTAGGAAGAGGATTGCACCGAAAGCTCGCCCAGCCGCGGCCCCTGCCGTGCTTTGGGTGCGAAGACGGCCCCGTCGATCTGCTGGCCAACAATCGCGCCCACTGCAGCGCCGACAGGGCCTCCAATCGCTGAGCCGACTGCTGTAAGGATGAGCGTCGCCACTAGTCCGTCTCCTCTCGCCGCCACGCCGCCAGCACTGGCCAAGGTACCTGCCCCGGCGTTTCCACGACTTGTCCAAGACGGGCATCCGCGTGCACGAACCCGCCGGGCACCAGGATCACCAAGTGATTCTGCCGGACAGCCGCGAGCGTCAGCAGCACGTCGCCGCATCGAGCCGCCGCAGGATCGATCCTCTTGACCCGACCTTCGAAGTCGATCGCGAACCTCTCAGCGGAAACGATTTCCCGAAGCGCGTAATCTGATGGCACGAGATCGAGCGGCAGGTCGGCGGCAAGCGCCACCAGACCAAGACAATCGAGGCCATGCTCCGGCCGCCGTCCTTGTAGCCGGAACGGCGTGCCGACGAGATCCAGCGCCCGCGCGACCACCTTGTCCGATCTGGTCACGCCCGGCACCTGTAGAGCCGCAGCGTTTCTCCGTCCGGGCGGAGAACCTCAAGCTCGTCGTCGGCGACGAGGCGAACAGTGGACGCCGGGCCGGCAATTTCCAGAACGTCGCCGGCCGCCCCCTCCTCGCAGCCGCGGGAGCGCGACCATTCACCCTCGAGCAGCGAGGATAGGCCGCGCTGCCGCACCTCAAGCACCTTTCCATTGACTTCGATGCGGACAAGGCCCGGCAGTCGGGCGCATCCGCCCGCGAGCAATAGCATAGCGAGGCAAGCACGCAGCCGCATGTTCCTTCTCCCGAAGATGAAGATGAGCGCCTAGGCGCCCGAATATCGCGTCAGGAGGTCGATGCCCGGCAAATGCGGCTCACCCCTGAAGTTCTCACTGTTTGCAAAGCGAGATCGGCAGGTCTCAAAGCTCTTGTCGCAGCCCTCTCTGATCTCGACCAGATCGCCGACGGACGCCGGGTAGAACGGCGCCTCGCGCAGCGTCAGCTGAGTACCCGAAGAGGAACGGACATCGCTGTCCAATCCACTGTTCCTGCCGCTCAGCCAGCGAAGCCGCCCATATGCGTAAGCCTGCGCCTCCTCAGCAGCGCTTGCCACCGTCAGCCCAACTTCGTCGCCGACTTCGACGACCTGTGTCAGGCGCACCCTTCCTGCCATGTCGACCCTGCATCTTTTGTCGCCGAGTTCGGCGCGGCACTCGGGCGACGTCTGCTCGACGACCGGCCGGTCCAGCAGTGCCGTGGGTCCGCGCAGTTCCGCAGTGAATCCGGCCGAGCGGACGCCGACGTCGCCGAGTTCGCCGCGCACGAGCGCGATGCGCTCCCCTTCCGGCGCCTCCCAGTCGATCAGGAAGATGGCAATGGAGGCGCCATCCCACCGGCCGGCACGCATGTCGGAGCTGCTGATCGTCTCGCTTGTGAGCGATCCCGCCACCTCCAGCCTGTCCGCGTCGAAACCAGCGGGCATCGAGATGGCGGATGGAAGCATTCCAGGAGAAGCAAGGTAAGTGAGCCCCCCGATGCGCAAATCCCGGTCGTGCGTCGTAAACCCAACGCACACGCCGTCGCGCCTTTGCAGGCGCCAGCAGAATGCGAGCGTCGTCAGATGGGCATCGACGATGCTCACGCCCGCGGCTCCCTGATCTCGATCAGCGGAACGCTTGCGGCCTCGCCCGCCTCGAAGGTGGCACGGCTGATGCTGAGGCGATCCTCGGCAAACCGGACAGGAACGTCGAATCGGAACCCCGCCCGGACCTCGACCCCCGCCCCCGGTGGCACATTGATATGAACCACCCCAAACGAGCCAAGTGTCCAGCCGCTCACTCGCTCGACACCGCCGACCGAGACGCGGACGCTGCCGGCCACCGGCCGACTTATCCGGCGTTCCTGTCCGCCATAATGCTTCGCCAGCGGAAAGGCCGTTCGTACGCCGTCCCCGACCCCCAGCAGTTGATCCGCCGGCCCCGGCTCATGCGTCATACTGCTCGAGCTGTTGTCGAGGGGATCCTGGAACCGAAAGCCAATAGCGGCGCCGCGCCTTGCACGAAAAAAGTGGATCAGCTCCTGAAGCTGCTGTTCGCTCCTGATGCCCGGGCCGGCGTCGAACCTCAGCCGTGCGTTCGACCAGTCGCTGTTCCGCTGCTCCGCGCCGCTGGCGGTGGTGACGATCGCCGTCGAGAACTCGGGCTCCACAGTGGCCTCGCGGCCGAGCGCCAGCGGAAAATGCACGTCATCGAAGGCTTCCACTGCCCACTCCTCTCCATCGAACCAGGTGAGACCGTCGCGCAGCACTTGCGGCAGCGCCCAGAGGAACACTTCTCGAGTCCCTCGCAGCCGCGCTGCCTCTGCTGCGGCCGCAATCGCCTGCCATTGCTCTTCGTCCTCGGGCCGCAGGACGAAGCCGGAGAAATAATGCTGCTCGGAGACAGGGTAGCCAAGCCGCGCCGCCGTCTCCGTAATCGCTCGCTCGGTCGCGCCGGACCTGCCGCTGGTCACCCAGTCATAATCCTCGAGCTGCAGCACGTCGAAGGCGGGGGACGCCCACGCCGCCGGCACATTCGCGCGCTCGATCTCCGCAGCACCGAGGACCGTCGGCAGGTATACAAGCAGCAGCGTCTCGGCCGCCGGCGCTTCTGCTTTCACCGCTGCACACAACGCCGCGGTAGAGGCTGCAAGCGCGGCTCCCGCGGCATTGAGCGTCGCCTTCTGCGCCGTGTCGAGCGGCGCCCGCACGTCCGGGATCGAAACCGGCGAAAACGACGCGGCTGCCGCGTCGTCATAGAGGCAGATGCGCCCGTCCTGCGTCACCCACCACCAGGGCTCTCCCACCTGAAAGCGGACTCGCTGCTCCGCATCGCGTGCGATGCCCGCAAAAGCCCTCGCCACCGACTGCAAGTAATTCATTGCTCCAGAGTGCGCCGGCGAGAGCAGAGCGGAGGGCGGATCCCACCCCGTCAGAGCGGGCGAGCCGTCTTCCGCCCGCTGCTTCCAGTCGCCCCAGCAATGCTGGTCGAGCAGCTCGTATGACAGCGACAGGATGATTTCGTATCCGAGGCTCTTCGCCCGCAGGGCAAAGTCCTGATGCCACGCCTCGCACGCCCGATTGAGCGCCCCTCCGGCCAAGCTTGCGTAGAACCCTCCGTTGTTCGGCTCGAGCCGGAAATAGTGGCTCATTCCGACATAATGGTTGATCGCCCCTCGGTACCCCAGCAGCAGTGCGTTTCTAAGCAGCCGCTCCGGCGTCAAGTGGTAAAGGTCGTCAAAACCGGTCGCGATCCGCATCCGGTGCTCCGGCACTATAGTCTCCGCGATTGAGAGCACCGATCCTGCGCCTTCACAGCAAAGCTCGCTCAGCTCGGCCCATGCTTCCGCCGGCGCTGGAAGCGGCGCGTCGGTTCGGTCATAGGCTGGCGGGATCAGCGAGATGAACATCCGGTCGATGTCGCCAGCCCAGACGGGATCCCCCTCCTCCGGCAGCAGAAACCCGCCCTGCAGCGCGTCGAAGTCGATGCTGATCAGCGCATCTTGCGGCGTACCTCCGGCGTAGTTCCACAGCCGCACATACCAGCTGCGTGGGTTGCCGTTCGCGTCCCGGCCTTCGATCGTCAGCGTCGGGCCGTCGATTTCGTCCAGACCTTTGAGGCCGCCGCTTCGCCAGTGGAACTTCAGGCGGCACCCCCGAAAGTTCTTGCTCGTTTCATATGCGAGCAGCGGATGATCGAACCGATCTTCCGCTTCCCAGATCAGCCCCGCAAGGTCGTTGCCCTTGTAGAATACCGCGTCCACCCGCAGCGCGTGCGGAGCCGTGCTGACGACGCTCGCCATCATCGGGCGCGGGAAGTTGACGGTCCAGAAGCGGGCGTCGAACCGTTTCAGATGCCCGTGCATCTTCGCGCTGCCGCGGGGCGCCAGCCAGTGCCCCATCTTACGAATCCGATTTCAACAGGGCCGACTTCACGGCGCGTGCGATCTGGCGGCTCGATCGGCCGAGTGCCTGAGGCTCCCCCGCCGGCGCGTTGATCGTGATGCTTACCCGCACATCGCGTCCGCCGCCGGCGCCGGAGCGCTCGACGCGCCCGCTCGAGGTCGGCACGAACACCTCGGGCCCCCGCTCTCCAACCACATAGGCACGCCCTGGCGCGACCGGGCCACCGGTCGACCGCCCTGGCGCTCCCAGGAGCGTTCCCAGGATCTGTGCCGCGGAGCCCGCCGCGGATTGATTGCCACCGACGCCACCGGCAAGCGCCGCCAGTCCGCTCCGGATCGCTGCCGACGCGATTTCAGCCATGGCCGAGAGCGCGACCTGCTTCAGGTCATCGAAGCCGAGCTTGCCGGAGCGGATCGCGCGCACCAGCGCGTTCTCGAGCACCCTTCCGGCTCGATCGAGGCCGGCGGCGAACGGACCCTCGAGCTCCGCCCTCATCACCGAAACGTCGCGGGCAAAGCCGGCAGTGTCGGCGCGCACGCTGACCAGCAGGCGCTCGATTTCCTCATCCATCGGGAAACATCTCCATCAGGCGCTCGAGGTCGTCCCCAGAGGCGAGACCCGGCGCATCGCCAGCCAGTGCTGAAAAGACGCTGGCGAGCTCCACCGGCGTCGCCTGCCAGAATTCGTCGGGCCGCCAACCAAGGATCGCCCCGGCAAGACCGGCCAGACGGGCGGCCGCCTCGCTAAACCGCGTCACGGCCTTGCAGAACCTGGGTCAACAGCACCTTCAGAACCGGCGTCGTTCGGGCGAGGCCCGCTTCCATAATCGCCGCGCCGATCCTCTCGCGCGTCAGCGTCTCCGGCGCCGGGCCCGCGCAGTGCCAGAACAGGCCGGCAATCTCGGACAGCTTGAGAGTGCCCTGCGCGGCGCGCTCGACAAGCGCGAATAGCGGCCCGAGCTCTGCTTCCGCCGCCACCAGCGCCTCGAAAGACGGGCGCAGGAGGATTCTCTCTCCGCCGATGGTCAGCTCGGCCTCCCCTCGCGCCGGGTTCACAAGCTCACCACGGGGCCGGAGCTTTCGAGGTTGAGCGCGTAACTGCGCTCGCCGTTATAGTCCCCGGAATAATCGAGCCTAGTCAGCAGGAACCGCCCTCGCATCCGCTCGCCGCTCTCGAAGCTCAGCTCGTAATCGTCGATCGTCCCCGAAAGCGCGTTCGACTTCAGCCGCCCCTCCGCGGCTGAGCCGGTGAAGATGCCGCTCGCGCTTACCGAAACGGAGCGCACGCCTGCTCCGGAGAGAAGCTCCCGCCAGCCACCGCTTTCCTTGTGCGTGACGTTCACCGCCTCGCCGTTCACCGACATCTGCGTCGTGCGCATTCCCGCCACTGTCGTGTAGACAGGGGGCGCCGCGCCATTGCCGATCTTCAGCAGAAAGGCGCTTCCCTTCTCCGCCGCCATCATTATCTCCTCTTCGTTGAAATCGTCGCCGGTCAGCCGCTCGACAGCATCCGCGCCCGGAACTCGATCACCCCCGCCCAGGCGCCTGGACCTTCGGACACGAGGCGCGTGCGCAGGAACTGCATGGAGACCAGAGACCAGCCTTCGCCCGCGAGGCTCAATGCCTGCAACGCTTCTTCCGCGGTGCCGAGCAGCGCCTTCAGCCTCGCCGGAATTTCACCTTTGTCGCGCACCGTCACAGCGAGCCGCACTTCGCGGCCGGCACCGCTCTTGTGGCTCCAGTCGGAGTTCAGCCCCGCATCGACCACCGCGTAGGGGAATGCCGCCTGCAGCGGTGGCCCGGCGTAGACGCCGAGCCCATCGATCTGCCGAAGCCTTGCCACGGCCGCCGCTTCCAGCGCGCCTGCCGCACCCGTCATCTTAGAAATGCTCCCAGAAAACGGAGCGCCGGGTCGAGCGCGAGGCGCGCCTTTAGGCGCCGCCCCGAAAGCCGAATGCCGGTCGCGTCCGCCTCCACCTCCACGCCCCGAGGCACGAAAGTCCGGATGCGTTCGGCGGCCTTAGCGCAATGGCGCAATGCAGCGTCCTCAGCGATGCGGCTTGCCTGCTCGGCCAATGAATCGAACACCAGTCCCTCCTGCTCTTCAGCTCAGCCGCATCCGCCGGTACGGCCGCCAGAGCGCGGCAACCGCAGCCGGCGGCGCGCCGCCGGCCGGATCGTCCCTGTGGCTGTAAAGATGGCTCACCAGCCGGATCACCCCCTGCTTCAAGGGTTCCGGGGCCGAGGCCCAGTCGGGGGCAAGCCCTGCCCGAAACGACACCCGCACCCGCCCCGCAATGGGCGTCAGCAGTCGCACCCAGCCGTCGCCGCTCGCGTCTACGTCCACCACAAAGCGATCCGGCGAAAGTGCGGCGGCGCCACCTCCACTCAGTACCGCCTCAACCCCGAGAATCGCGGACACCGGCGTCCGTCCGAGGCGCGTCCACGCGCTGCTCGCAGCGATCACCTCTACAAAGCCGCGGCTGAATAGAGCCTGTCCCGTAAACGCCTCGCACAGCTCTACTGCGGCTGCGAGCAGCTGTCCAAGCAGCGGATCTTCATCGCTTCCGACGATCCTCAAATAGCTCTTCGCGTCCGCCAGCGCCTCGGCGCCAGGCAGGATCTGGTCTCCGGTCACCATTGGGCACCGCCCGCCGCACACCGGCAAATCTCCTGCAGCCGCATGAGAAACTCCTCAAAATATATGTGTCTGGTGCCCGGCCGGCTCAGGAAGCAGCGAGGGCCGCCCCGACGTCGCTGTCGGAGAAGCTTCCCTTCCGGTAGCCAACGTAAGAGATCAGGCTGTCGGCATGTTCCGAGCCGAGAAAGAGGCCCACTTCGAAGCGGTCGATTGGGGGCAGCGAAGCAGGCGCTCCCTCCGTGCCGGTAGAGAACGTCCCTCCCGCTTTGCCTGCGACCGTAAACTTCCCCCCTCGGCGCCTGAGCGCGAGCGCAATCTCCTCGCCTCGAGCCGCCGCAAGGCTGAAGGCGCCGGTGTCTTGCGACACACCGCCGTTCACAACAGAGGCGCCGAGGCTGCCGCTCTCGGCATGGAGCGTGAGCGAATCAGCCGCTACTCCGCTGCCGCTGAAACCGAGGAAATTCTTCCTTCCAGAGAGGTTGAGCAGCTTGGCTCGTACGAGCAGCAGGAAGTCCTCGTCCTGCATGAAACCGTGGTGCAGCCTGAGGTTGTCAGCGCCTGTCGCGACCGTGGCTGAGCCCGTCGGGATCACCGGCCCGGCGTCTGAGCCCCTGACGAGCTGCGCCTGCCAGAAGGTGGCGCCGCTGCTTCCATCGCCTGCATATTGATATGCCCCTTGCGAAGAGGTGCTGTTCGAAAGCCCGGCATAGATATAGGTGGGAGCCGCTGCGAGGGTCGCCGTCACTGTCAGGCGGTACCAGCCGTCCCCGACTGTTTCGATGGCCGGAGTAACGGCGAGCGATCCGCCCGCGCTTTGAACGGTTCCGGTATTCAGATCGAAATGGATGGTCGCGTAATTGCTGCCATTCTCAAGCTGCATCCAAACGACGCTGCGCTCGCTCTTCTTCGCGAAGAGCGAAGCCGTGTGGACACCAGCGGCGGGACTCGCAGTCTGCCGGTAGCGGCATTGGTAGCCGTAGGAAGACGTTTCGATCAGCCTGTTCGCGCTTGGAGTCCCATCCGGTGCCGTCGGCGCAGCGGTTGAAACAGCGGCATGGAATGGCGTCCACTGGCTGAATACCTGACTGTGTGTGACAAGGTTCGTGACGCTTGCCCGAGCGTAAAAGCCCGAGCCTGGCGCGATCGCAGGGGCATTGTCTCCGAAGCTCTGAAATGCGTCGCCGCTCCGTTCGATCCGGCTGCCGGAGCGAGCGAAGCTGTATCCTTGGAGCTGACTGAGATTTGCGTGGCCCGCGACCACGCTCTGGCCCTGGCGGAAGCTGCCGTTCCGAAAGTCGAGTTCGAGCGCTATGTCGCTTGACTGAGGCTGGGCCCGGGCCGAGCCGCGCCTCAGGCCAATGTCGATCCCGAGCATCAGTAGAGCGCCAGGATGTCGGCCGCCGTCGTTCCCGTTGCCCGCACATATTGCGCGCGAAACGGAAGGATGCTGCCGGGTTGCACGTTCTTCCACAGCTGGTCAGCGCCGCCGCCCACCCCGCGCATCGTGATCGCGCCTGCGGTCCCGACGAACAGCGCCTTCGGGATATCGGCGAGGGGGTTTGTATCGTGCGGCACCACCGCTACCGCCCGCCGCGCCGGATTGGAGACGCTGTCGAGCCTTGCTTCATATTCATCGGCCATTGGCGGCCTCCTTTCTTGAAAAAGGCGCGCCGCCCGCGGCAGAGCCGGGGCGGCGCGGTCTTGTCACTCGCTGGAAGTTGAAGCGGAGCTTAGGCGCTGAACTTCATCAGCTTGATCGCCTCGGAGTTCGAGACCTGGCCCCCCACGCGCTTGGTCGCGTAGAAGTGGACGAACGGCTTGTGCGTGAACGGATCGCGCAGGATCTGCGTCTCCGTCCGCTCGGCGATCAGGTAGCCGGCCTTGAAGTTGCCGAAGGCGATGGACAGGCTGTCGGCAGCCACGTCCGGCATGTCCTCGGCCTCGACCACCGGGTAGCCGAGCAGAGTGTCCGGCTGCCCTGCGACGAGCCCCGGTTGCCAGAGGAACGCACCGTCGGAAGTCTTGAACTTCCGGATTCGCGCCGCCGTCGCCGAATTCATCACGAACACAGCGCCCTGCCGGTAGGGGGGCCGAAGCGCCTGGACGAGGTCGATGAGCTTGTCCTGCGGGTTCGACGCACTGAAGCCCCCGGCCGCACCGGCAGTGAGATACTGCAGAGTTCCGAACGGCCGCACCCCATCCGCCTGAGGCAAGTTGGGCGCCTGCAGGAAACCCTTCGGCCGGTTGACGCCCGAGCCGTTCACGAAAGCGGCGCCTTCCGCTCGGGCGAACTCACTCGCAATCTCCTGCGCGAGCCATGCCTCGACGTCGAACGCGGCATCGTCGAGCATCGCCTGGCTCGCCGCCGGGTTGGCGTAGAGCTCGCCGAACGGCGGCGCGATCTCGGCGAAAGTAGGCGTGTTCGTCTCCGCCCGCTCCGCCGTCTCCGCGACCCAGCCCGAAGGCGTTCCGCCGGTGGTGACGAGCTTGCGGTAGCCGGCTGAGCCCACCTTCACCACATTGGCGATCGCGCGAATTGGCGAGATCGACGACAGCGTCCGGTCGATCGCAGCATCAATCTCTTCCGGCACCGCATAGCCGCCGGCGGTGTCCGATGTGCCCGAAAGCGCCTTCAGCTCGACCCCCGCCTCGAGGCCCTTGCGCAGATATCGCTCTACGAACGGCGAGCTGTCGCTCTTCGCCCCGCTCAGCGCCGGCCGCGCCGCCGCGATCGCCTGCGCATCCATCCTCGTCTTGAGCTGCGCCATCTCCTCGCGGAGCTGCGCAATATCCTCGTCGCCCTGGCCGATCGCCTCGAACGACGCCTCCAGCGGATCCTCTTTCACTTCATACATTCACTTTCTCCTCGCTCTCGTTTCACGCACGTCTCTTCATCACCCCGAGCGGCCCGCCCGGAATTCAGCTTGTTCAAATTGTCGTCGGATCAGGCTCCGCTCAGCGCATGCACCCGTGCCTTCGGCTGCATCGGGAATGTCACCAGGCTCACCTCGACCAGGTCGAGGTCAGTCAGCTCCCGCGGCGCCTGGCCCTTTGCCTCACGCACCCGGTAGCCGAAGCTCAGGCCCGACACCGCTCCCTCCTTCAAGAGTGCCGCCGCCTCGCGCCCTGCGCCGCTTTCCGATAGCCGAGCGATCACCCTCAGCCCGCGCTCGTCCTCTTTCAGATACTCGATCCGCCCGATCGGCCGCCCCGCTTCATGCTGCCACAGCAAGGGCACCGCCGAGCCCGCTTTCAGCGCACGCGCGAACGCGCCTGCCCGAACCACGTCGCCGCCCCGGTCCGGCCGGTCGAACACCGCCGCATAGCCCGCGAACCTCACCGGATCAGCTCCGTGAGCCCCAGCTTCACCGCCATCCCCACGAGCACTAACGCAAGCACGATACGCATCGCCCAGGCGAGGCTCGCCTGGAACGCCGATTTCTTCGCGTCGCGCCACGCCTGCAGAAGCTCGCGCAGCTCGTGCATGTCGCGCCCGGCACGTTGGTCGGTGAGGCCGACGGCGCCCAGCGCCCGCTCCGCGCCCAGTTCCGTCGCCTCCTCGATCAGAGCGCGCAGCGTCACCAGGTCCGCCCCCTCGCCTTCCGCCTGGCTCATCAGCCGCGCCAGCATTGCTGCATTGTCGGTGCTCATTCCCCGCCTCCTTCAGCCCCAAAGCCGAGCATCTCCCGCTTCTCCGCCGAACTCAGGAAATCGGCGGCACTCACCTGCGCCCAGAGCCGCTCGCGGTCCTCGGCGAGCGCCGTCACCTGGTCGACGTCGATGGTCAGCTTCACTGGAGACCATGTGGAAAGCGCGGCGGAAATGCCGGCCAGAATCTTCTCCGCGAGCGGCAGGATGCTGAGCCGCCACAAGACCCGGTTCGCCTCCCGGTAATTGGCGTAGGTCGAGTCCCCCGGAAGCCCCAGCAGCATCGGCGGGACGCCGAAGGCGAGTGCGATTTCCCGCGCCGCCGCTTCCTTCAAGGCGACGAAATCCATGTCGGCTGGCGAGAGGCTCATGGCTTGCCATCTCAAGCCGCCCTCGAGCAGCATCGGCCTCCCCGCATTGGCCGCGCCCTGAAAGCCGGTCTCCATCTCAGCCTTCAGCCGGTCATATTGATCGGCCGAAAGAACCGCTCCGTCTCCCGCTTCGTATACCAGTGCGCCGGAGGGCCTAGCGGCGTTGTCGAGCAACGCCTTGTTCCACCGCGTGGCGGCGTTGTGGATCGCCACCGCCCCCGCCGCCGCGCCGAGGCAGCCCAGGCCGTAGTGATCGTCGAGCGGGTGCATCGCCTTGAGGTGCACCACCGAAGGCCGCCCGAGCCCGTCCCGCGCCGCAAGCCGAGTCTTCGCCTCTCCCGCTTTGTAGAAATAGGCCGCCGGCCACCCCACCGCGTCGGGTTCGATGCTCACCCGCTCGGGCCTCAGAGCGAACAGTGCCACCGGAGCGCCGTTCGCATCGGTGAGGATCTGGAGAAAGACGTTTCCGTGCAATAGGAGCTGCGCTGCCGACGTCTCGAGAACCTGCGCCGTCGCGAGTGCCGTCAGCCTGGGACCAAGCCCCGACCCGGCCGTACCCGCGCCGTCGTAGACGCTCACGGCACCGACGCCCTCGGCGATCAGCCGCACCGCCCGTTGCGCGACCGGATTTGCCAGATACCCCTCCCGCACCTGTGCCTCATAACCGCGCGGCCAGCTCTCCCCGGCGACGCCCACCGGCCATCCGCGCAACAAAAAAGGCCGAGCGGCCACCCGCTCGGCCTTCCGGCCAAACCATTTCAT